GAAGAACGCTTCTCTATCTGCTCAGGCTTACCTTGGTAGTTTTCATACTCTTTGGCGTAGTTTCTAGCTTCTCTGATTTCTTTGAATGTCTTCATTTCATTCTCTTCTGAAACGCTTTGTACTCTTTACGTCTGGCATTATCAGCATCTCTTGCTCCAGGAGTAAGTTTGCTGTTTGGTTTACCATGAGCCATAACCTTCTTACCCATAGGTGTAAGGTTACCTTTTTTATCATACATTTGATTGATAAGTTTCTTTTCAGCAGAAGTTAGTTCTTGCACTACTTCTTCTTTAGGAACACAATTAGGGACTTCTTTGCCGCCCTTCATTTTAGTTCCTACTTGTTTATGAGTATCCCAACACGGATCCTCAGATAAGTCTCTGAATTCTAAGTTTTCTAGAATTTTATCTTTGAATGTCATTTGTCATCTTCCTGGTTTGTCCCATCCTTTTAATGTATCGGGTGAAAAGTTGTTGTATGAGAACTCCATACGATCAACGATTTTCACTGCATCACCGCCAAGTTTATCAATTGCTACATAACCCTCTTCGCCAGTTACTTTGTAACCAGTTTTGGTCTTAACGAAGGTTTTAGTTTTACTTAGTTTATTAAGACTATTTATAAGTTTTAATTTGGCTAATACAATAAGTTTCTGCATTTCAAACATACGGATTAAAGATTGTTTGTTAGCAGGTGAGAAGAACGACAATAACTCGTTTAAAGCATCTCTACGTCTGTTCTTACCCTTTTCTGTCTTTAGCTTGTCTATTTCCTTTTGGTATTTGCCTTTGATCCAACGGATGAGACCTGCGGTATGAGTGGTTGTGTTTTTGATAATCGTCCCACTTCTGACAAACGTGTTGTTGTACTGTTCAATATGTTGTGCGAGTACTTTGTTCGATTCGAGACTCCGTAGAGTTGTTCCTGAGATGGTATTGAATAGTTTACCACACTCGCTAAGGATCTTAGTAACATTCTCAGTTTCCTTTGCAGTCATTGTCATAGATGTCATATCTCTTAACATAGCATCTTGTGACCATACGTTTCGGGATTTCTTGAATTTGGATACATCTACTCCGTAAGAGGCTCTAAGGGTTTCAAAGTCATTACCGCTATAGGATGTGTGCCAAACGATTCCAATTTGGGCGGCTTTGATTTCTCTTGCGGCAACACTGCTAGCAGGAACAGCATAAACAATAGTGTTAGGATGAAAAGTGATGAGATCTTCACCGTTGATCTTCTCCTTCTTTGTGTCACCAGGGCCAAATAAGAAGTCGCCTTGGATTATACCTTTAATCCCCAGAGATGGTAGATACTTCAATGCCGCTTTAAGTTTATCAGCTAGATCACCTTTAGTGTCAGCATCAACTTCGGCGGCAGTCTTATATACCTTGGGGTTCTTATTAAATATACCTTTCTTAGCAACAAAGAATTCGCCATCATTAGGATCAGTCCCACAGAAGACCGCAGGAGCACCATCCCATTTGATAGAGACGTTACCTTTGTGAGCACCACCTAACATATCACGTAACTCACGTAATGCGTTGATAGCCTGTCGAGTACCATCAACTCCACCATAGAGAACCTTGTCCTCAATGTGAGTCATATGGGTATTCTTTTGTTCAGTAAGAATTGATTCGTTAAAGGATAACATTATGCACGATTATCCCAGAATGTTTTGCTTAGTTCACCTCTAGTTCTAGTTGTGTCACCAACCTTACGAACTTCAGTATATACCTGATGAGCACCTGATCCAGAACCAAATGTTCTAACACCATTGGTTTGTTTTAACCATAGTGCACGATGAGGAGAACCCACCCCAGGATCTGAAGGTGAGTTGTTGTATTCCCATTGAGGGTTATTTGGTACTGCTACCCATGCCATGTTATGTCCTTACTTTAGTGGATTCTTTTTACGTGTTTTAGGCTTAAGGGAATACTTACTGTCTGGCATCTTCATGATTTTCAACTCAGCTTGTACTTCATAGTACTGAGATCTAGTTGATACACGCACTTTAAATGCACCTACTCCAGATAGTAGAGGTATGTTTCCTTTTAATTTAAGAGGGTTGGTTCTACCAACCATATAGAAGTCATCGCCCGCTTGCATATAGAACGCAGGTTCTGCTTTATTATTCAAGTAGTGATCTGTGATAACCTCACCAAGATTTACATTAGGTAATGATGTAAGATATCTGTTTATACCCGGTTGAGCAAAGTATTCCTTCATTACATTTAGAGGAACTGCATCCTTATCCTTCAAACCTGTTTTGGTTGTAGGGATCTTGGGGTTCTTGATACCACTGAATTCAGAGATAGCTTTGATAAACTGCTTGGCAGAGTCTGACTTGTTCATAATCTCGACTGCTTTATGGGCAGACTTCATACTATAAGTAGTTGCCCACTTTCTACCATCAAAGTAGATACGTGGGTTTGCCAAGTTGTCGGTGTGATTCATCTTGACCTCAAGCCAAGACTGTTCTCCACCTTCCGATTTTACAAGAACATCAGAATACTTCGTACTAACCTTCGGACGTTCTGCCGACCAGTCTTTCATTGCATTGACATAGTCTGCAACTTCCTTTTCGTATCTATCGGATTGTCGAGTCTCTAGTAGGACTACGCCCTCATCCCTGATGTTTATAACGGTTTTCAAAGTATTTCTCCTTATTGCTTCTATTTATAACATTTATTTCCTACGAATGTAGGCTTTATCACCAACTCGTTCTACAAAGAATTGATATTGCTCAAAGTTATCATCCATCAAATCTATATTCAATGTACGAATGGTAGCTTGCAGAGAAATAAACTCTGCTTCGCTAACATCTTCGGCATATAGATCTGGATCACGTTTGTCCATAACTAATTTCATACTCATCTCCTATGAAGCCAGTGCGTATTGCACTGCCTTCTCTGCCGCTTTGATCTTGCGGTTTTGGTTTGCACCGAACCACTGACTGTGTAATCGGTTTTCTGCGTTACGACCTTGAAGGTGGTCTGTAACATATGTTACTGAATTGAATGCTTGCCACCAAGATCCTTCAGCATAGTTAGCACCCGGTTGGCTCTCCAACACATCGTAGCAGTTACGTGCCTGACGTGACAGATCATCAATTGAATTAACTGATGCAACCTTACGTTTGCTATCTGTATGTGGGTACACTTCGTTGTAGAAGTTGATGAGTTCTTCGGCACCATAACGGCGTGATCCAATGAACTGAGCCATCTCTTTATACTTCTCAAACTTCTCGTGTGCAATACCCAAGTGCTCTTTAGCCTGTTGTGGGTCAAAAGCTTTACGGTGTGACACTTTCTCAACACGCTTATCGTTAGCGTTAAGTGACATAGTCAATGTGTTATTACAAACCACACGTACAGGTGTGAAACGCACATCGATTGACTTACCGTACATGTGAGGATTAGAGAACAGTAAGAATGATTCTACTGTATCATCACCAAACACATCGAAGCTTTCTTTGACCTTAGCCAAAGCCCATACCTGTTGACCACCCTTAAGCGATCCTGCGGTATGCATCTCCATATCCCCTGCGGCAATGTACTCTGCAAAGAATTCGAATGCAGTTTCGTTTTGTACAGGGTTCCAGTTCTCACCAACATTGGTCAAAACTGAGTTATCAGAGGTACGGATAAGAGACTGTTGACCAGTCTTGATCTGTTCACCATTCACATTTACATATGAATCATGCTTTTCAACTTCCCAATCCAGACCCGCTTTGCGCATCATCTGTACTGGTGTCAATTCATTAGATACCTTTGTACCCAAACCATGCCAAGGCGTTTCACCCGCATAAGCCATCTGAGCAACACCGTCGATAATTTCTACTTCATGTGACATTGTATTCTCCATTATTTGTTTTCATAACTAATATATCATATTGATTCGGTCTTGTCAACCCCTAAATGCACTTATGTGTGCTTTGCCAGAAGTCGCCTTCAACCCAATCTAACTCATTAGTGATCCCCTTCTGGAACCACGCACCATCCCTAGACCCTGCGAATTTCCACAGAAGTTCTTTAGTGGCGGCTTGTATAGCACGTGTATAAGTTCCGTGCTCTTCACTCCAAGTTACGCCATATGCGTTAAATGTATAAGTTTCCATAATATATCTCCTAAGCGAACATTGGTTGCATGTTTGAGAACACGGCATTGTATGCATTTACTTCGTATTCATAGTTCTCAAAGAATTCGTCATCTTCTTCACCTGATGCACAGTGCTCTTCCCAACAACGTTGCATAGCATTCATGCCTTCAAGAGTATCACCACGTCCGTGGTCTGTCATAGCTTTCCAACCCTCTTGGAAGGAAACTTCGTCTTGGTAAAAATTAGGAATTCTAAACATGTGATTCTCGCTTTCTTTGTTTCTATACCTACTTTATAGCGTATAGATTCGCAGTTGTCAAGAACTAATTTGTTTTAATAACGATTTATTTTGATGTTGCTCTAAAGATCCCATCCCAATCCTTTGGGAGATCTTGCGTCTTCATATACTCACAACGTTCAATCCAGATGTCGTAATAGTCATCCATATGACCTTCAAACTTGCCCTTTAGGTCTTTACAGACTTGAATGGCGTGATCGAAGTGTTGTGTTGCATAGAAGTTGTGCATGGTGTTGTGATCGAGCGAATCATCACCATGTACTCTACGGTCAATGTCTAGTACCGTAAATATCTCTAAACCTACAGTCTTACCTTTTACTGCAAGATTGTCTAGTTTGAGATAGAAGAAGTCGTCTTGAGTTACATTGTGGGTATGGGGTCCTACAATTAAAAGAACCCCATACCCTTTGCATGCGCTTTCTAATCTAGCGGCTGTGCTGACACTGTCTCCGAGGATATCATAGGAGTGTCTGGATGTAGAACCCATCTCTCCAATATAACCAAGGCCAGTATTAATGCCGGCACCCATACCCACTTGCGGTTTACCTTGTTCCATAAGTTTTTCATTAAATTTCTCCACTGCTTTAAGCATGTTTAGTCCTGTCTGAACTGCCGTTTTCGGATGGCTAGGATCATTAACAGGAGCGTTGTGTATGTGCATAGTAGCGTCACCAATGTATTTGATAATCATTCCACTTGCATCTAACACAGGTTGTGTAATTGCATCCATATAATTGTTCATCACTGTTGTCAAACCTTTAACATCATTTCCGAACGATTCACCCAATGGGGTGAAACCTCTAAGATCAGAGAATACAATACTTACCTCTTTCTTCTGACCTTCTTTAATTAGTTGTGGGTTCTTCTGTAGGATCTCCACAACTTCTGGTGAAGCATATCCACCAAATTGTTTCTTAATAGCTTGTTTCTCTAAGAACTCTCTAACAAACTTAATACCATATACTTGTAGTGCTATGATTACAAAGACAATGATAGGTGCTGTTACATCTATTAACATCTTCTCTGTGGCATACATGTGCATTGAATATGGTATGACTGATCCAATAAGACCTACTGTCGCTATCAGCCCTACTATCA